TTTTCCCACACAGTATCCCAAGCGTTCTCTTCGTTAGGTAAACAACTGCTCTGCCAGTCTTGTTTAATCCAGTTAAAAGTAGCGCCAGTATCGTTAATATCGTCTACAACCAAAATATTTTTACGCATAGCAGGATCCCAGCGACTTTTATACACTGGTCTATCTTCTTCAGCAACAATGCCAAATGCGTTATCCGCCATCCAACAGTTAGATTCGCTTTCTTCGCCTTCAGCACTGTCACGTAGACTAACTTTAAGTGCTTCGCAACGAATACCAGTCATGTTTGAAATAATAGTAGCAGGAATATTTCCGCCTCTAGTAATACCTACAATATAATCAGGACGCCAGTTATCAATATACATCTGGTTTACAATTTGTACACACATCTTTTCTACGTCTTGCCAACTATAATAATGTTTCTTAATCATGTTTAGCACCCCTTGCTAAGTAATCTTTATTGTGTATCCAAATACCATTCTTTAAAAAACCCCAAGCGCCTGCTTTACGGCCCATAAAGAACAAACTCCAACATGGAATTTCATTGCCGTCTGCATCTTTGTCAAGTTCTAACCAATGTGTATCATTTGCTTTACGGTAACGGAAATGTCCAGGTCCTCTCCAAAAACGCCCGTCTGGAGTATTTTCCCAATAGCCGCCTTTGATAATAAATGTTGCATAACTCCAAGGATGATCATGCAGTACAGGTTCATCACTTACAAGAACCTTGTGTAGTGTTATGTTAAAAGGAAAGTTCTTTCTGTCCTTTAGAAACACATAATATCGTACTAGGTAAGGCACATCGCTATCACGTTCTGTAATAACTCTACGCCTGCCAAGTTTGTCCATTAGTTTAGAAAAGATCATTATCTTGATGGTTCCCTTTATAATCTTGTTCAACCATTTTGTAAACAGTTTTAAAATTTTCCAATGCTTTTTCAAGTGCAGGATAATGTTGACACATATCTTTCACTACACTCATAGCAGGCAAATGATCTATCCATTCAGTACCAAAGCCTGTACTAACAGTTGATCCTGATATAATATTATCAATGTTAATAGTATCATCTAAAGTAAAAGTATAATCACTATCTGTAATTGTTAAGCTATCAGTAGATATTGAGGTAGTTCCTGCCATGTTATCGTCAAATGTAATAGTATACGGATCACTAGATCCTGTAAGTATTACAATGTCATTATCGTCTTTGGATTGTGTCATACAATGCTGCTCCGCTAAAAAACTCTTTGTTTAACTTTGTACGTTGTTTGTCTAAACTTACAAGATAGTCATCATAGTTTTCCATATAATCACATATCTTTGCAACAACTTCGCCTCTGTGTTTTACATATGCAGAGTAGTCTTCAGTCCACTTGCTAGGATATGCAAACTCAGGTAATGCCATTTCACTGTAGCTGAGTCTGTCTGGCACCATAGGAATAGCATCTACTAATGCACCTTCGTACCAACTAATGCCAAGTGTTTCTTGCAAGTTAGCACTAAACACAATCTTTGCTTCACCTAACAAATTATGGTATTCATTTTTAGTAAGTTCACGTTCTTGACATACTACAAATTCATATTGCGGCAAACGTGTTTGAAGATCTCTAAAGATATCAACTTGTTTCTCAGGAGCAACACGATGTGGGAACAAGATCAAGTCTCGCTTTTCCATACCCTTGTAACCATCTAAACTACCTTTTAGATACTCCATAGGCCAACCTACACGATGTACTTTATCATCAAAATCTAATGCTTCTTGTGTTGTCCAGTGATCATTATTTTCTTTTTCTAAAATAGTGTCTGTAAACATATCAATGTGAAAGTCTGTAGCATAATAGTTATCATCAAAGCATTCATACATGCTACGTTCAGCATGTCTTACCCAAGGTTTATCGCCTATTAGCCTACCAAGGAAATCATGAGGATCATAACTACCAGCATGCCAAAGACCGCCGACTCTAATGTCGACCCCAAGGAGTTCAGCCATGTAACGCAACTGGATAACAGTTGGGTTCCACGCATCCGTATATAAGAAATAATCTCCATCATTAACTTCTCCCTTACAGAACATTTCACCAATTTGTTCTAATTGTTTTGATTTATAAACGTTAGTGCCACCAAAGTTTAAGAAAGCCCCAGGCGTTGTAGCCTGAGGTGTTTCTCCGCCGCTGATAACAACAACATTTTCATTTGTAGCACGTTGAAGTTGCCGAGGCAAATAATCCTTCCACTGTTTAGTGTATCGAGTATCTACAGCTTCAATGTCTACAATATGAATTGTCATTAGGTTCTCCTGTTGCGATTTTGATTACGTGCTTTAGCTCGCAACCAACCTTGGTACTTTTGATAGGCAATCCAGTTAGGATCATCTTTTTTATAAAGTGCTGCCTCGTTGAACACTTTCCCTTCGGAACGGCAATAGTTACGATATGTATCCAAGTCATTAAAGATCTTGTTTACAGTTGGGTTTTTAATAGTCATTGGATTGATTCCTCTTATTATGACTTAGGGTAAAAAATAGAACAGCCGTTTTCATTGTCTTCAGCGACACTAATCTCTACAAACCGGCCTGGATATTTGCGAGATATTTCTAAGTACAAGTCATCTGCAATCATTTCACATGACTTATGATTTAGTTGTAGTACTGCTGTAGAACTATCTACTTCAGCGTACAACCGTTCCATCCAGCGTTTAAACTGGATAAACTCAATATCGCGATCGTTATGAAACACTTCGATGCGAACTTTAAAGTGGAAAATATGACGATGTGGAATACCAAGGAATGATACATCATCCCAATCGCCAGTTGCTAGTTTAGGATCAGTATCTGCGCCAGGGTACATATGTACACCTTCTTTATTAAAAGTTACCCAAATACTGCGTTCTGCGTTATCCATTCTATCCTCTTCTCTCATTCTGCGTTGCATGTATGCGTAATATCTTTCTTGCATATTATTAGTATACTTTCATTATTAAAAGTTGTCAACATTTTTATGGCAGGAAATTAAAACTAATAGTACACTTTGTACCAGTAGTTGGTCTTGTAGAAGCATGTAAAAATTTCCCGTCGAATAACACTAGTCTTCCTTTTTTAGGAGTAACTGTTGCTTGAACTTCAGTCCACATACTACCTGGGTCATCATACATTCTATCGTATATAATAGTATCACCGTCACTATCACATACATAATAAATTGCAGTCATATGAGGTCTTGTCATATCTACATGTTCGTCGTCTTGTAAAACTTTTAGATTAGTTTGTGGTAATAGTGTGGCTTTTATTTGTAATACTTTTGAAGGCTCAACAAAGAATTGTTGATTAGTTGTTAAAACATCAAAGTACGGATTTGGTATTTCCCAACCTTCTTGATAGATGGTATTAACGAATCCTGGTCTTTCAACATAGTCAATACTATTTGTATCTGGATTATGATTCATATCAGACTGATAGAACCAAGAAAATGCTTTACGCAACAATTTATCAAAGAGTTGATTCTGTAATTCTAAGGGAATACAATTGTCGTAAACTTGTACCATTATAGTACCTTATCTTTTCCGTATTTAGACCAATCTGTAAATTTATCACGATCCATTAGATCATGTAAGCTATGACACCAAACGCCTGGATTACTTTCTTTAAAGCCTTTGTCATCAATCTTAACCATTGTGTTATAGTTCCACTGTGCAACATAAGGTACTACAACACGTATTTGTGGAATGAAGTTATCATACTCAGTTAGTCCACCGTCTAAGAACCATTCCATATTAATTGTACTTGGAATGTCTAAACTACATAGAATACCTTCTTTGACAAGCGGAAGTACCATTGCTTCCCATTCTTCAAAGTCTTCTGCTAGTTCAGGATTATAACTGTGGTTAGCACCAAAGAACACATGTTCTACCTGTTCGTTTGCAATGTGCTGTTTAATTGTTATATAAGAATGTATGCCTGTAACAAATAATGTTTTCATTCCGTAAGCAGGAGTCTTTTCAACTTCTGTACCTACAAAGAACTCTACGTTATCTTTTACGCCTGTGTCATAATCACGTTTCATCTTTATCTTCTTTTATCCAAATATTAACATGAGCAACTGCACTGTCTGAACGAGTAACTACATAATCTAAACCCGCCTCTTTTAAAGCAGTCCTAAGTTTTTCAAGATTTTTATTAGGTTTCATTCTAAACCTTTTTGTACTAAGTAAGAATTAATTCTGTGCATTTCATCTTTTAGATAGAGCTTCATAGTTTTCATACGCCTAACTTCATCTGTTACTGTTATATTATTATACTTTACTTCGAGCTCTGTGTCAAGTTCTTTATGCTTACGTTCTAATTCTGCATAATGAGCTCTAAGTTTATCTTCAGTAGATTCATAATTGCTCATCCTCTAGTTCCTCCAACTTAGTTTCATCTAATTCGTCAACAGATTCAACAGTTTCTTCTACATCAAATAGTGCATCAAAGAATGTAGAACTGTTTACAGTCTTTTTACCAATAGCACCCCTAGTACCTGGAATTGCCATCCAAAACTTTGAATACTCATCAATAACTGCTAACGACTCTTCTTTTGTTGTCTTTGAAAATATTTCTTCTACAACATCTCTAAATGTAATTCTGTCAAACTTTTCTTGCACTAACATATTTGGAATTACACCAGCGTCATACTGTCTATTAGCTTCTTGTACAGCGTTTACGTGACTCCATACGTTGTGACCCATTTGTATAGCATAACTAAAGCTATCCCAGCTTGTAGAGTCTTTCTTGCGTACAATTTGATTACCGCTTGCATCTAATACAGGATTATCGTTTTTATCTAGTTCAACTTCCCCTGCACTTACTTTAGGTACACCAATCTTATTGCGATCACCTTTTTTGTATGTACAGATATCGTTTACTAACAAACCGTCAGTAAGTGGACTATCTTCGAAGTTAGGAAAGATACCATCTTGTGTAGTTGCATCTTTAAAAGAACGTGTGTCACTTGCATACTTTAGTTCGTCTACACTAGGAACCATTCTATATGTCCACTTGCCTCTATCAGGCGTTTCATTTTGAATGTATACTTGTCCATTAGCGGTTGCTAAGAAAGGCGAAGCACAATCAAATGTAAGCATCATAGTAGGGTTATAGTACTTGCGTATAGCACGTTGTAAGTCTGTTAACAAACAAGCCCACTCTAATTTACTAGTACCTAAGAAGTGCATTACATCGTGTACACCGCTTTGTAGTAGTCCATCGTAGTGTAGTGTAACAATGCGTTTAAGAACCAAATGCACATCGCACATGTTCTGACCACCCATAGACCATCCATTAAAATGTGTGTCAGGATACTTAACTGGATCGCAGTAGTCTTTCATCTGCTCGTACCAGTCATCTGCGTCTGCGTGATTCTCACCTTGTAGAACGTTTAGGAACTTACAAGCACCTGTACGATGTTTCATAAAGTAATCATTATTGATGCGTGTTGCTTTAACTGCTTCTGCGTATGTTGAAATGCCTGTTGCTTTTGCACCAGCTGGCGAACGTGCTACCCAGGCCGGAATATCAAGTATCATTCCGTAGTCCATGTAAGCGTCCATCCAACGCAATACACCATCTCTTTTCTTTTGTGCTTTAGGACAATTAGGATCTTTCCAATCGCCTTCCCAAACACCTTTACCAATTTGGAAGCCACCTGAGTCACCTAGTAACCAAGTGTTTTCTCTATCTCTGTTACGCACCATATCTTCTTTAGGTACATGTTTAGTTGTATCTAAGTCAGCATGTCCTGCAGAATAGAGCGTCCATTTATATTGAAACGCTCCTTCATTTTTATTGAGATAGTTTAATGTTTCAACACCGTTAGCAAAGTTACTAGGAATACGAGCTTTGTCGACATATTCATCATACCGCTGTTTACCTACATAAGTTGCATAGAAGCCACTTAGCGCAGGAAGAAAGTGTGCATAATCATTTTGTGCGGCAGTTAAATCCTTATTCATCAATTACTTGCTCTGCGCTGGAAGAATGTAATCGTATGTTGCAATGCCACTGTCTACTGTAATTTTCATTGCACCTTGATCACTAATACTCATAGTTAAGTCGCCGTCTAAACTCAAAATGCTTTGTACTTGTGCTACTGGCCAACTCCATGTGTGCTGTAATGCACCTTCTACGCTGTGTTGGAATACAAACTCGCCAGCATGTGTACTTGCATCACCAAAGCTAAAGATTAAGTTACTGTCTTTAGTTGTTACATTAAATGTAGGCTCTTCAGAATGTGCCGCACTCATTAATTTCATACGTGCAATTGCTGCCTGTGTTGGAGCAATTTCTACATTCCAAGCCGCACCTTTGAATTTAACAGTTTTAAGTTTTTCTTCAATGATTGCTTTATTCATAAAGCGATAATCATTTTCAAAGTCACCTGCTGCATTTTCAAAGTGAATGTGTGTTGGAATAGTTTCACCGTTACGATCTGCTTTTACAACATCAATTTTTGCATTTTCTTTGTATTCAGGATTTTTTAAGTGTAGTGCTAACTTATCTAAGTTAGGCATACCAAATGTACCGTCAGCTACACTGTGTTGCGAAGTTGCGTTAAGAATCACACTTCGATCTTCTGCCATCGAGTCGATGACAGTGTCACTACCACCTGTTACTTTAACTAAGCTCAAGAAGCCTAGTGCGTGAGTATGTGCTACTACGTCTTGTAAGATATCTTTCATGTTATTGTTTCTCCATCGAATAAGTTAATTATATTGCCTTTATTGCCATTTGTCAAGAACTTTTCTACCGAGTATTTAGGTTTAAAGCCTAGAGCTGACATTTTTTCTGTATTGGCGCAAGTAAATTCACGCTCTCCCGGGGTATTTAGACGAACTGGTAAGTTTGGTGCTAAGTCTCGGATCCTAACAGGATTTCCCGTACCGATATCAATTGTACCTTTTATATATGTACTATTGATTAATAATTCAACAGCATCACATACATCTTGTACATGTATAAAATCTCTGTAATGCCTTGTTACATAGTCTAATGTGCCGTTACGTAACTTGTTGAAAAACATATTTTCTCTTGGACAAATGTCTGAGTAAACTGTATGAAAACGCATACCTAATGTATCTGGATAACGCTCTGCAAGTTCTTCTAATACATATTTTGATGCCGCATAAGGATTTAAGTCAGGCTCATATGCACTAGAAGAACTTGCGTACAGTATACGTGTATCTGCGTATGCTTCAAATAAACGCTTACTTGCTTCTACATTGTTAAACCAATATCCTGCAGGATCAGTTAAACTTTCACGTACACCACTTTTACCTGCAAGGTGTATAACAAGATCAATATTCTTTGGCCACTGTGCAATGTTAAGTAAATCTTGTTCTTTACCGTTCTTTGAATCAATACCAATTACTTCGTACTTCTTATTCAACAATCGATTGCCGAGTGCAGTACCAATAAATCCTAAATGTCCTGTAAGTAAAATACGCATTAGTTTGCAATCCTTTGCTCTTGGAACCACGTTAAGTATTCCCAAGTTTGCTTCCAGCTTGTTACAGCCCTTGGATGGCTGACTAGTTTTGAAAGTGAATAATCATTACCGCCTTCAAACATAGCATCGCCAAAGAAATAGATTCTATCATCTTTGTTAAAGTCTGTAATAATCTGACTTTTGTCTGCACCTTTTGGCGCAATGTCTATTCCTGTTTCTCCACCAATTGTTGCTTGTAAGTCTGGAAACATTGTGTTAAATGCAGTTGCAATTGTTTCACGTTCGTTTTCAAATGTATCGTATGCTACATACTTCGCACGTTGTTCTATAGTTGCATTGCGTCCTACAACACTAAAGTTAACCATACCTGGCCGTGCTTCAATGTGATTGCCTGTACGTATAGTAAATTCGCTTTCATACTCGCAATTAATTAAAAATGCTTTTGCTAAATCTGGAAGTGACCATTCACTTGTTTTTATATTTTGGCCTTTTTCATATATATCGTTACCTGAACAATTATATAGTCTCTTTACAGCCATTACTATGTCATTGCCTACTTGTTCTACTGTTTTTGCATAATCGCTGCCTGTAACAAGATAGACGTTATTTGATTTACAAAATGTTAGAAAAAACTCTTGGAATCTTTTATCTATTTTGCTTCTGCTAGGGGTTAGTGTACCGTCGACGTCAAATACAAATCTATTAATTGCTTCTTTTTTCATGTGCGTTCTCTTTCTGCTATACGATTACGCAAATCACTGGACGAGAAGCGGTGATCTCTTTTGTTGAAGTGTAGCTGGATACCCCGCTTCTTGCAAATATCCTTGCCCGTAAAATCCTTTTCACGATACTCTTCACCTAATATTCTAACATCTATTTGATACATTGTCAAGATATCTTCTAGGTCTGCTTCAGTACCGTATGGAATAATTTCATCTACATATGCTATTGCTTTGAGTTGTGTGTAACGCTCAACAACAGTTTGTATAGGAGCGTTCTTTTCTGCTCTATCTACACTTGGATCAACTTGTAATCCACAGATAAGATAATCACATTGTTCTTTTGCTTCACGCAACATTTGTACATGTCCTGCGTGAAGTAAATCAAATGTACTACAAGTGAACCCTACTCGCATTCATCTTCCTCCTTGTATCTTATGCTTTCAATAATATCTAACAAAGATTGTATTTCTTCGCTGTCTCTTTCCGTATCCAATTCTATTTCTAATTTAATCTTCATATTTGTAATCCTTGGACCAAATTCATAGCAACTGCTGTGCCACTAATAGCTGATCCTATCATAATTGCTCTATCACCCCACGTCATACCAACAAATACCCAACCGCATGAGCTAAGGACATATAGTGTTTGTCCGTAGAGTGTCCATCCTGCACTGAGTGCAAATACACCCAATACTGCTAGTATCATACTAGCCCATTTAACGTACCAATCAAGTGTACCAGTTGGCGTAGTAGGAGTAAGATCCTCTACTTCTGCTTGTACCTGCGCAAGTTCCTCTTTGAGTCTTTTGCGTTCAATATTAAGTTCCATAGCCAACTTGCCTGCTTTAGACATTGTACTATCTTTATATCTATCAACAGTTTCTACATCAAGTTCAGTTTCAAGTGACTGATCGCTCATATCAATCTCCAAAGTCAAACAAACTACTAAATGTATTGTGACGCTTAGTATCTTCTAGTGGATAGTTAAGCACACCAATCAAATTATCTAATTTGTTGTCAATAATAGTTTCCGCCATAGCCGCATCGTCAAATGGCAATTCTTTAAACCACTCTGGAATACGCAGCTCATCTGTTGGATATGCTACACTAGTATAGCCTAGCGGATTCTGTTTTAGTTTACAAACAATAACTTTCATACCATCTACAATTTCTTGAGAATATTTATCACCGTTCATACGCTTCAATGTATTCCAGTTGATGCTTGCTCTTACGTGCCCAGGCATGTTTGCTTTGCCTTGCTTTTGCTCAAGACGCTGATAGTGTCCAATTTTGTTTGCACGTTTGGGTGAACCTTTTTCCCAACCAGGACGTTCACTAAATTCCTTGCGGAACTCTGTAATACGTTCGAGCACATCTTCCTGCGGAACATCAGTAAGCACCATTAGTAATAGCTCTTTCAAAAAGTCTTGCATAAACACAGGCGTATCTGATCTACGCAAGTCTAAGCCCATTGCTTTTACTTTACCTGCTTTGCCGTCAATGTCAGTTCTAAAACCTTCATTGTCAATTACTAGTGCCGCATAACGCTTCTTAGTAATATACAAACCAGATTGTGCAATAATTTCTCTACCTGCCGCAATAACATCGCTACGTGACTTTGGACAATGAAATGCTTGCATCATAAAGTCTGGAAATGTTGTATTTGCTTGCTCACATACTTGATCCATCAGTGCAATACACTTTTCTTTAGACCATTCTAGTTTGCCAGCATCTACATCATCTTTGAGCAACGGCCAAGCACTAAAGTAACAAGAATCAGTATCACCATAGATCATTGCTTTGCCTACGTGATCATATTCGCCTGTAATGCAGTTGTTTACTTCAGCACTCATATGCTTAACAATACTACGACCTGTTAGTGTAGTAGACTGACCAATACGCTTATCATAAAAACGACACCCAGGATTGAGAATAGCGCCGTACAAGCTATTAAGATTAATTTTTTTAACAAGTTGTCTTTTATCCCAATATTCAATTTCTGCATCAAGATTTGCATCTTTTGCTTTTTTTAGTTTCTTTTGCAGTTCTTTACGTTCTGCATACCAACGTGTTAAGATACCTGGAATAACACCTTCAAACTCTGTTGTAAAGATTGTACCATTAGCACTAAGCATCCAAGGCATTTGACTGTCAAATATAAGTTGAAATATCTCTGCACCGCTTAGTACGTCTGTTCGGCCGTCTTCCCAGTCAACTGTAAGTGCAATATCTTTGCGTTGCGCCATAACTGCTTCGTATTCTTCTGTACTAAAGCGTCCTTCCCAACTGCCTGCAAAAGACTTTTTCTTTAGTGTCATATCTTCATGCACACGGGCTTCACTAATCTCAGGACGTATTTGTCCAATAATAGTTTCTGGAGCCATATTTAATGCACGAATCACACTTGGATACAGACTGTTTAAGTCCATACTAGCAATCCACTTGTGCAAGCCTTTCTTAGGAAACGCAACATATGCACCAGCAGCCTGTGTGCTTTCACTATCGTCGCGCTTTGGTCTATTAGGAACTTGAAGTCCTCTATTGTGTGCTTCGTTAACAATACCTTGCTCTGTAACAGCAACAGCACCCATAGTAGTCTGTAGTAATACAGTGTTTTCATGTGCAATTGAATTACTAAGATCAATAAAGCGTAGCTTCTTGTCTAGTTTGTCAAGTAGTGCAGTATCTTGAATGTTATATTCAATAAACTTACGGAAGTCGTTGTTGTATAATTGATCAAGTGTACCTTCATATGGCACTTTGTTTTCACCAACTTCAATTTCACCAATAGCATCTAATCGATATGTGTGACGTTCTTCATATGTATACTTACGATACAGTTCTAAACTGTCTAAATGTACACGACCTACTAAATCAAATGTAACTGCTTGCTTCCCATACTTTTCATATTCACGTTTCTTAGGCAATTGCCCCCACAAACAAAAACGTCTTGTGTCGTCTTTGCTTAGTACACGCATAGTTCTGTTTACAGTATACGGAATATCATATCCCTCACTGTTCCAACCTGATAAAATATCAGCATCTTCAATTAGTGTTAAGAACGTGTCAATCATATCACCTTCACGTTCAAACAGCATTACATTGTCAATGCCTTCTAGTTCTTTTTCAGCTTGTTCCATTGTAAGTGTCTTAGGCGGAACTGCCAAACATACCATTGTTTCTAGCCACTGCAAATACACAGAGATACTTGTAATAGGCATAAACGGATCTGCAGGATCAGCAAATCCTTTCTCTGGATCAAAGTCTGTCTCAATATCAAAGAAAGCAATGTTTAGTTTAGGAGCATCTTGATTAAGATAATTCTCACTTAAACATTGGAATATAGGATTAATGTCACTTTCAAACAAGTTCTTACCCTTGTTAATAGCAACTTCTTTGCGGAAGTCTTTTGTGTTTTTACACACAATACGACTTAGAGGATCACCGTACATACTTTTGTACTTGCCTCTTTGATCTTCATAATAAAAAGTGTATTTTGCTTGATATTCACGGAAAGTTCTCTTTCCGTCTTTACGTTCGACTACTCGAATAATATCTTGATCGCGATCAAACATCGCATCAACGTATGGCATTCATTTCTCCTTGTTGTTTGTGGCCAACATAACCTTTAACCTGTTCGTAAGTGAACGACTCTAACATATATATGCTATCATATAAAAAATAGTTGATATAATGAATATGCATTCATTGCTGTAAACCAACTACATAATACAATAACAAATGCTGCTTTTCTAATTACAGCACTTACAATACCTAGTATACTACCTATAAGATACATTGGAACAAATGTCTTGGTAGCAGGATCTAAGATAGTAAAGGCCAAAACAGCACTTGCACCAATAAGCAATACTGCTTCGACCATTTCAGCGTAAAACGCTACTGGACTAGTTTTATAACTTTCTTTAAAGAAATGTCCTATTGTTTTAATCACTTATCGTAACCTAATGTAGTAATAATTGTTTCTAGATCGTCATATGCATCAGCATGTGAATCCCAATCACGTTTTTGTGCAATTTTAATTGCTTTGTTAATAAGACTTGGTTTGATATCCATTTCTTCTGCAACAGCTTTTACTGTTTCTTTTAGACCTGTGTTTAGATCTTCTACTTCCTGCAATACTGTTACGCCTTCTTTGACAAGACGTTCTAGTTTTGCTTTTTCTTCTGCTCCGTAGGTGCGACTACCCATTACTATTCTCCTATTAATAGTTTATATTAAGTTATATTATACGATATATTTAGAGGTTTGTCAAGTGTTTAAAACACTTTTTTGTTATCAAAAGCACGTTCCCAGCCAAAAAATTGTGCTTTATAATCTGAATGATCATCGGAGCTTAGGTTCTCCCATTCATCTTTACGCTGGTATAAACGCATTGCGCCGTCATACCAGTCTGTGTTATCTATAATTGCTTCTAAGCGTTCTTTTGCATCTAATGCTTCTTCTATATTATCGAAGTCTTGTTCGATATGAATCACTTCCATTACTACATTGTGTGTAACATAGTCTAATGAAAAGTCAATACCCCATTTTGGTTTGATGTTTAGTAATTTTTGAAGTATTGGACGATTAACACAAACTTCTTCTAATTGTTGTCTAGCTGCACCTGCAAATGCATAACGAGTTAGCAACATACAATGATCTAATACTAGCCCGTGTTCACTTTGTTCTGTATCGTGATACCATTCTTGCACAGGTGCTATATGATATTGTATTTCTCTATTAAGCTC